GCTACCGGCGACTATGGTGCTGCATCGGCTACCGGCTACCAAGGTGCTGCATCGGCTACCGGCTACCAAGGTGCTGCATCGGCTACCGGCAACTATGGTGCTGCATCGGCTACCGGCAAAGAAAGTATAGCTCTTGCTGCCGGAAAGGATTGCAAGGCAAAGGGAGCATTAGGATGTTGGATTGTGCTTGCTGAACGTGGCGAATGGGACGGAAACACTTATCCTATCGTTTCAGTCAAGGCATTTAAAGTGGACGGAAGGTCTGTTAAAGAGGATACCTTCTATACATTGGTTAATGGTGAAGCTGTAGAGGCTGATTGATTAGACAACAATTAATATAAAAAAACTAAAGATGGAGAAGAATGAATAGTAATTTAACTCACGGCTCCTTGTTCAGCGGCATAGAAGGTTTTGGATTAGGTGCGGCACTTGCCGGCATAAAGACCGAGTGGAGTTGTGAATTTGAGGATTATCAATCATTAGTAATAAAGAAAAACTTTGGAGAAGAGCATGAAATCAACAGAGATATTAGAACGTATTCAAAACCTCCGTTTGTTGACATCATCAGCGGTGGATTCCCTTGCCAGGACATCAGCATTGCTGGAAAAGGTGTCGGAATTGTCGGTGAAAGAAGCGGCCTATGGTCTGAGATGTTCAGAATTGTACGGGAAGTTGGACCTAAATACGTGCTCATTGAAAACAGCCCAATGCTCGCTGTTCGGGGATTCGAGCAAGTCCTATGCGACCTTTCCGAAATCGGGTATGATGCGGAATGGCAATGTCTATCTGGCACCGACTTTGGCATACAACAGAATAGGGAGCGATTATATTGTATTGCCTACCCCAGTGAAATCAACGGCAAACGGAGCACTCAGGAATCGGTATTTCGGAAGCCCTACTTATCGGGGCAATTTACACGAGTATATCCGGGATGGCGAACAAGACAGTCAATACCCTCACCCCGCTTTGCTGGAAAGTCTAATGGGGTTCCCGATAGGATGGACCGAACGAAGTGTATAGGCAATGCGGTTCAGCCGATAATTGCGCATTATCTGTTTGAGTGCATTAAGATATTTGATAGTAAACTAACATAATGAATGATGCCGTATGAACATTCACCAGACAATTTCCCGTTCGGATTGCACCACCATCTGAAAGCGTCATGGTGCAAGATGTGTATGGGTATTTTGAGTATATAGATGTAATAGGGGATGAAATATTTCATTCTGTAAAATTGCCGAAAATAATAGATGCCGCCTATTATATGTTGTGTTGGTGTATTGAAAAAGGATATGTTGGAAAGGAGATTGAATAATGTCAAGAGGAGAAATATTAAGGCTATCAGATTTGAAAGATATGCACGGCTCTATTACTTTGGAATATACCGGGATTCTTTACGCGGGTGTAGATAGGGAAAAGAAGCTCCGTGAATTGGCAAAAGTTAATCCGCAGGAGTATTGTCTTGCATTGGGGGTGAATGATGATAGTGAAATTTTCAAAGACATTTCGTCGGGTTCCTTAGTGTCGCCGATGAAATTTTTTAAGAAACTAAAAGGAGAATAACTATGGGATTTATAACACCGTGCTTTATACGCAAAAACACACCGGAGCTTCGGAAGAAGCTGGAAAAGTTGGGATATAGTATAATTAATGAGGGGGCTACCACTTTAGATGCACATAACTACGACGGTAAAGGGCATCACAAAAGTATTGAAGAAGGCAGGGCTATAATAACTTCTTATGGTGATAAATATGGGGTGATATATGATATAGATACCATAACCAAGAAAGGAAGGATTGATTGCGGAGCCAATGAAGAGCTTTTCTTGGGCATTGCTGCATTGAGAAATGATACAGACAAGAACCAATGGTTTGTATTGGACCATGACAACATATGGGAAGCGGTCGGATGCTACCAATACAAAGGGGATTTTATTCTTTGCAATCATGACCGGTGGTATTATGGGACAGACGTAGCACAAGCACACAAGGCTACTGTAAAGGAATTGAAAGAATTCTTTTCCCGAGAAATTGAAATTCCCACAATAAGGTGGAATATGGAAGATGTCATTTATGATGCATCCGATTATTGTCATCGTATAGGAGTTCAGAAGGTCATCGGAAAAAAGGTTGTGTATAGAAACGGAGAAGCGGCAGACGCTTCGTACTGTGTTCATTTCTATGAGAGCGAAAAAAGATGGGTCATTATGGAAAGGCTTATCGGAAGTTTGAATGCTTTCATTGTGGCAGGTGAGTACATAATAGTTACTGACAACGTTATAATACCTTTTTGTAAATTCAATCCTGCGGATATAAACGAATCAGTTAAATACAGCTTGATATAACTTCGTTCAAGATGGCTAAAAATAAAAAATTGTTTGCTCGTATTGACGATAGGACCCACATGCTGCTGTCTGAGTTGTCAAGAATGACCGGAGTCAGCATATCGGTCATTGCAAGGAGCATGTTGAAGCGTTGCATTGACGATTTGATAGACGAGGACGGGAACTGGAAAAAGAAAAATGCGGAAGATAAAGAAAGGAAAGGTCAATAAGGCTGTAATGGCAGCGGTGGCACGTAATTACGACCGTTTGAAAAGATTGTGTGCTGTGGGTGTCCACGGAATATATGGAGGAGAGGGATTCGAGGATATATTTCAGGACACGGTATTGTATGTCATTCAGGACAGCGCCTCCGTTGCATTACAGTCGGATGACCAGATTGTGGAGCATTTTCTTTATAGGTTCAATATGATTAAATTCCAAAGAATAAATGATGATAAGGCAAGGAGGGAGGTAGAGTATGCCGACTATAAACAAAGGCAAGAGAAGGACGGTTCAGAAGGGTAACCATTACGATGCAGAAAGAAGGGCCGTATATAACTCGGAGAGGTGGAAGAGGCTACGGGCATGGAAGTTCGCAAACGACCCGCTCTGTGAGATGTGTCTTCAGGAAGGTAAGGTTGTTCCTGCCGAGGACATCCATCATGTGGTTTCGTTCATGAGCACCGACAACCCTGAACAGCGTATGTTCTTGGCATATGATTACGACAATCTGATGAGTCTGTGCAAGGTACACCATCAGGAATTACATAACAGAACAGCTAAATAATAATGAGATGAGCCGTCCACCGATAAGATATATTGTCCAGATTGATAATATATATCTGGCTGATTTGATGTTTTACTGGGTATATTTCAATCAGCCGTGCTCTCTTTTATTTCAGAAGCCGAAGACAGAAGGTCTTTCTGCCGTGAAGCTTGTCGTTGATAGCGATGAGTCTGCAAGTTTTTTGCTACGAGTGAAAGAAAAGACCGGATGCAGGCTTTATGAGGTGGATAGATAGCATGGCATGATGTTTTGCCGTGTATGGAGGAAGGGGGGGATATGGGGGTATATTTTTACAGTTTTCACCTTCCTAACCTCACCCGACCCTTCTCGACACAAACGGCATTCTTTTGAAAAAAGCCAAAGTGTTGTGATGTGTTAAAATGATGCTTTGACAGACAAAATTCTGGTTCGTAGAAAAAGCCCGCGCAATGGAGAAAAGAAAAATAAGTTTCCGGCTTCCGAAGACGGTGACGTATAAGGAGGCCCGTAAGACCATATCGGATATAGTCCGTCAGATTGAGGAGGAGAGGGAGCTTGAGGCTTCCGATATTCCCCAACTGCATCGGATGGCTACGGCATACAACGCCTATATTGACTGTGTGAGAGTAGTGTCGGAAAAGGGGTTGACCATGAAGAACATCAAGGGGGAAATGGTCAAGCGCCCGGAGGCCAATCTGCTGAAGGAGAACTGGAGCCAGTATCTTGAGCTTGCCAAGGAGTACGGACTGACAGCCAAGAGTAAGTCGCTTATCAAAGGTAAAACGGCTTCCAGGGAGGAGGACAGCCCGGCTGATGAGTATTTTAGGAAAAAGGCGACTCAGAATGAATAAGCCATATTACAGATATGCGCAGGAGGTTATTGAGGGAAAGATTGTGGCGGGTGAATTCATACGTTCTGCCTGCGAGCGTTTTTTTTCTCTTATGGAGGATGATAGGTATGAATTCCGGGAAGACAAGGTGGATGACGTGATAAATTTCTTTCCTTATTTGAAGCACTTCAAGGGAAGGCACGCCGACAAGCCTTTTACTTTGGAGCCGTGGCAGGAGTGGATTGTAGCCAGCATATACGGTTTCTATGTAAGGGAGGACGGTTCCCGTCTGACCCAGACTGTATATATAGAGGTGGCGCGTAAAAACGGGAAGACTGCGCTTGCGGCAGGCATAGGCTTGAATGCTTTGATAAATGACGATGAGGCTGGTGCGGAGGTGTATTTTGCGGCAAACTCAAAGGAGCAGGTGAAAATATCCGCGTGGCCTCTGTGTTCGAACTTCGCCAAGAAATTTGATCCGAAGAACCGTTACCTTCAGGTGTTCCGGGATACTATCACATTCGAGAAAACATCATCATGGCTCAAAGTGCTCGCCGCTGATTCAACCAAGCTTGACGGTCCAAACCCGTCCACGTTCGTGCTGGATGAGTATCATGCGGCAAAGAACAACAGTCTGAAGGCTGTATTGGGGTCGGGTCAGGGAACCCGAGACAACCCCTTGGAAGTCATCATTACCACTGCGGGCTTTGACAAGCTCGGTCCTTGTTATGAGTTGAGAACTACCGGTACGGAGATTTTGAAGGGGCTGAAAGAGGATGACTCCTTTTTTGTCGCCATATACTCCCTGGACGAGCAGGATGATTGGAAGGATGAAAAGGTGTGGGTGAAGTCCAATCCGAACATAGAGGTAACCGTCAAGCCGTCTTATATCCGCAAGGAAATCCGCAAGGCGATAAACACCCCGTCGGATGAGGTGAACGTCAAGACCAAGACCTTGAATATGTGGTGCGATGCGGAAACAGTATGGATACCGGAGCATTATATCTTGAATTCTTCCGAGAAAATCCGGTTGGATGATTTCGAGGGCATGGATTGTTATATGGGAATCGACCTTTCAAGCACGAGTGACCTGACTTGTGCCGCCTTCATGTTTCCCACGGAGGACAAATATTACTTCAAGGCAAAGTATTATCTGCCGGAAATGGCATTGCAGGAGCGCCGGTTCAAGGAGTTGTATGGTGAATGGCGTCGGCAGGGACTGATTACGATAACCCCAGGCAATGTAACCGATTACGATTATATCCTCAACGACATAATGGACATAAGGGACAAAGTGTATATCCAGAAGATAGCGTACGATACATGGAACGCCACACAGTTCACCATCAATGCCGAGGAGAAGGGGTTGCCTATGGAGCCGTTCAGCCAGGTACTCGGGAATTTCAACCGTCCGACCAAGGAGATGGAGCGTCTGATTTTGTCCGGAAAGGCGGTAATAGACAATAACGTGATAAACCGTCACTGCTTCCGTAATGTGCGCATGGCCCGTGACCGTAACGGGAATACCAAGCCGTCTAAACAGTTTGAAGAAAAGAAGATAGACGGAGTGATAGCTATGCTGGAAGCATTGGGGGTATATCTTGTTTCTCCTCATTACGGAGAATTCTATTAGAATTTCGATTTTTGACAGACACTTTTTTGGTTAGTGGAAAAGTGTATGTATGAAAGTAAAGATTCCTTTTACAAATTGGGAAATAAGAAAGGCTTCCAAGCAGGAAATATCACGTATTCCTGCCTGGAATTATTCGGGTCCCCATCCGGCATTGTACAGCCGGAGCAAGCCGATGCTCCTTTCTACTGTATATCGTTGTGTGGACCTCATATCGGACAGTGTGGCTGTCCTCCCGTTGAAGACATATCTGCTTGACGGGGACGGATTCAAGAAGGAGCATAAGAGCCATCCGGCATACGTGCTGTTGGATTTGGAGCCGAATGAGGATATGACGAGGTTTGTTTTCTTCAAGACGCTCATGGTGTCGGTCCTTCTTACCGGAAACGGGTATGCCTATATAGAGAGGGACAGTAAGCTGAATGTGCAGCAGTTGATTTACATTCCGACGTCGCAGGTGTCTGTCCAGTGGATTACCGACAAAAGGGGTATCATGCGCAAGCGCTATCAGGTGACCGGATTCAAGGAGCTTGTCGAGCCGAAAGACATGATTCATGTGCTGAACTTCTCTTATGATGGCATAATAGGTGTCTCCACCCTTACCCATGCAAGGCAGACCCTTAACATAGCCACCAGCAGCGAAGAGCATGCCGCCGGTTTCTTTGAGTCCGGGGGAGCTGTCTCGGGCATTTTGTCCGTAGATGGGAAAAGGCTGAACAAGGAACAGCGGGACGAGATATACCAGGTGTGGTATGACCGGATGGAGAACCATCCGAACGGCATAGCGGTTCTGGAGGGTAACATGAGGTATCAGCCCATCACGATTTCCCCCAAGGACAGCCAGCTTCTTGAAAGCAGGCTGTTCAATGTGACGGACATATGCCGGTTCTTCTCAGTGTCCCCGGTCAAGGCGTTCGACTTGTCCAAGTCGAGCTATTCAACTGTTGAGGCTACCCAATTGCAGTATCTGACCGATACGGCTTTGGCTGTAATCACCAAGATAGAGCAGGAAATCAACCGGAAGGTGTTCCTGCCTTCCGAGCGTGGTCGCATAATGGCCGAGTTTGACACTTCTGCCATACTTAGGACGGATAAGGCGGCTCAGGCGGCCTATTGGAAAGACATGTTCTATATCGGAGGCGCGACCCCCAATGAGATACGTCGGGAAAGCAATCTTCCAAGGAAGGAGAATGGCGATGAGGCCTTCGTTCCGGTCAATGTGCAGACCCTTGACACCGCTTTGTCGAATAAAAATCAGCCCGACCAGCAAAAAATATTGAAAAGGACGAAGAAAACCCCGTTTTGACAGACAATTTTTTGGTTACTGAGTAAAAGCGTGATTTATGGAAAAAGAAAAAGAAATCAGAAACGTCTCCTCTCAGTTCAAGATAGCCGGAGAGGGGGATGAGACAAGGACCGTCGAAGGATATGCCTTCCTCTTCAACGTGCCCTCTGACGGTCTATCCTTTCAGGAGACCATCGAACCGGGCGCGGCAGGCGGAGTAATTGCAAAAAGCGATGTTTTTGCCGTCCTGAATCATGGTCAGGAGCGCGGTATATTGGCCCGCAGCAAGTATGGCAAGGGTTCTTTATCCCTGACTGTTGACGAGAAAGGTCTGAGATACAGTTTTGAGGCACCGAAAACAGCCTTGGGTGACGAGCTGCTCGAGAATTTGCGTCGTGGGGAGATAGACCAGAGTTCCTTCTGCTTTGATGTGGAGAAGGATGCTTGGGAAAAAAGGTCGGATGGCACTTGGAAACGTACCATCAGCAAGATTGGCAATCTTTATGACGTTTCCCCGGTGTATAACGCTGCCTATAGCAAGACATCCGTATGCTTGCGCGGAAAGGAGCAGGCAGAGAAGGAAATCGAGGCGAGGGAAAGTCTGAACTTGGATGAATACTATTCCAATATTGAAAAATTATTAAACATCTAAAAGTTATGTCGAAAGAAAAAAGTATTACAGAATTGAAGGACGAGAAGAACCAGATTTCTGCTCGTTCAAAGGCCATCATTGAAAAGGCCAGGGGAGAGAAACGGCAGTTGAATGCTGAAGAGAATGAACAACTTGGCGCCAATCAGTGCCGTATGGCTGAGATTAACCTTGAGATAGAGGAGAGGGAGGACGAAAATCGTCAGAAAGGCCGTTCCCATCAGCCGAAGGGAGGCAGATTCTCATTGCGTCGTGCAATATCCAACATGGTTGACGGAAACCCGCAGAACGATGTTGAGGCAGAGGTTATAGAGGCTGCTACCACACACCACAATACGTCAGGTGCTCAGATGGCAGACAGACGCGGTATAGTGGTTCCCGTAAACGTAGAGAGGCGTGCGGCATTTACTGCTGCCACCGAAGCGGCAACGGGAGTTGTCATTGACGAGGAACAGCAGGAGATGCTTCTGCCTTTACAGTCTGCTCTTGTGCTGTCCCGTGCCGGTGCCCGTTTCATGACCGGGTTGCAGGGGAATATCTATTGGCCGGAATTCTCTGGTGCCAACGTGTTCTGGGAGGCTGAGAACGCCAGTGCCAAGGATGGAGCCGGTGCGTTCAGCAAGGGAGACTTATTCAAGCCTTTGCGTCTGACCGCTTATGTGGACATCTCCAAGCAGTTGCTTGTTCAGGAGAATGCTTCCGTTGAGGCGTATATACGCCAGGCTATAGCTGTAGCCATCGCCCAGAAGATTGAACAGACAGCATTCAGCAAGGAAACCAGCGTGGCTAATACGCCGGACGGAATGTTTGGCACACTTGACTCTACCATTAAGGGAGACATGACCTGGGCACAGATTGTAGCAATGGAGACCAATGCCGACGTGCAGAATGCCTTGTTCGGAAACTTGTCTTATATCCTGCACCCGGCACTTGTCGGAAAGGCCAAGACAAAGGTAAAGGATGCTTCCGGTGCGGGCGGTTTCATCTTTACCGGCAACGGGGACGGTCAGTTGAACGGATACCGTGCGCTCAGAACAAATAATCTGCCGAAAGGTATCGGAGAAGGCACGGATGAATACGGTATTGTATTCGGTAACTGGGCAGATTACTTTATCGGTCAATGGGGCGGTATAGAGTTGTTGGTTGACCCGTATACCCAGGCATTGAAGGGTACAGTGAGACTTATTACCAATTCATATTGGAATATGGGCTTTATCCGTAAGGAGTCGTTCTGCATAGCATCCATGAAGTAATATGGCATACGTCGATTTGCAACTGGCCAAGCGTCATCTCAATGTAGAGCAGGAGTTCACGGATGATGACGAGTATATATCCGGTCTCATCGAGGCGGCTGAGGTAGTTGTGTCGAAGGATATTTGCGTGGAGCTGGATACATTGGTGGAGGAAGGCGGGAAGGACATTCCAGCGCCTCTCCGTCAGTGTATCCTTCTGATGGTGGGGCAGTTCTATGCCAACCGCGAGCCGGTGGCTTTCGCCCAGACATCGGAAGTGCCGTTGTCTTATTCGCACCTTGTGGCGCTTTATCGGAACTATGCGGGATGAGGGCTGGACTACTGAAATATACGCTTGTGTTCAAGGAACCGGTGGAGACAGTCTCCGAGATGGGTTCTGTGGAAAAGTCCTATAGGGAAGTGTTCCGTTGCCGGGCTTCACGCAAGAAGCAGACACTGTTTTCAAAGGAAGATACCGCTTATGAGCAGTTCGTGAACCAGACGATTGTCATGCAGACGCGCAAGTATCCTCAAATCAAGTACGGATGCCGTGTGGAGTATGCCGGATGTACCTGGGAGATAAAGATGCTTGAACCTAACGGCAATGAGTTGACAATAACGATGAGGAAGGTGGATGTATGATTGATGTTTCGATTATAGACCGGGAGAATATACAGTACCTTATTAATGGGCTTGAAGACTTCGAGAAGGACAAGGCCGTAAAAAGTGGGCTTCGTTCTGCGATGAATGTTTTTCGCGCAAGGGGGAAAAACAACTTGCGCAGTAGGCTTCTTTTTCACGGAAGGCATACCGGGCATTTGATGAATTCTTTTACGACGAGAATTAAGCGAAGAAAGCTCGGGGGATTGGCTGGGTTTGACCGCCCCGGAGGAAATCATGCCCATTTGGTGGACATGGGCACCAAGAGACGTTATACTACCGGAAAAAAGAAGATGCGTAAGGGAATATATCGCGGAGTTATGCCGGCTAACAGCTTTTGGTCAGACGCAGAGCAGACCGAGAAGGGGAAAGCGATACAGGCTCTATATAAGGGAATAGAAACAGCTGTACAACGAATAATTGAAAGAAAATGAACATGTTCAAGATAACCGCTGAAATCCGGTCTCTCCTCCTTCAGAACGAGGAGATAAAAGGATTTGTCGGGGAAAGGGTTTTTCCGATAATGGCACCGGAGGATACGGTTGGCGATTTTATTGTATATCAGCGTGACGAGTTGAAGCAGGAATATACGAAGATGGGTGTAGCCACCCAGGTATCCGTTCTTTATCTGACTGCCGTCAGCGAATCCTATGTAAGAAGCAACAGTCTCGCCTCTTTGATTTATGACACTTTGTCCGGTGACTTCAAGGACCCGGATATGCGTATACAGCTTGAAGACTCCACGGAAGACTTCATTGATAAGAAATTTATTCAGGTATTACAATTTTCAATTAAACAGCGATAATTATGGCAGTAAAATTAGATTCAAGTAAGGACATCTACAGAGGTGAGTTATTCGTGTTCGCGAAGCCTGACGGTTCCGAATCTGACGAACCGTTGGCTTTTGCCACGACGGCAACATTGGAAATCACAACGGAAGAGGTGGATATTTCCAACAAGATGATGGGAGGATGGGCAGGTTCATTGCCCGGGAAGAAGAGTTATACGGTATCAAGCGAAGCGCTTATTACCCGTAAGGAGGGTGCATTGAGTTACGACACTCTTCTGAAAGCCCAGATTGACGGTAAGGTATTGGACTTCTTTTTCGGGGAGGCTGCGGTTGCTGACCAGGACAACAATGGCGGTACGTTCACTCCCGACAAGACCAAGAAGAATTACACTGGCCGTATCATGATAACCTCCCAGTCCTTGACTTCGGAAGCCGGTCAGATAGCCAAGCTCAGTGTGTCTTTCAAAGGTATTGGTGCGCTGGAGCAGGTGGAAGGGACAACGGGAGGATAAAGAGGAAGTCTTTCGTCTGCTGTGTGGCACTATCTAACTTGTTTGTAAAATAAAAGGCGGTCCTATGATGGCCGCCTTTTGTAATAACGATAAATAATACAATGAAAACAAATCAGATAATGATACGCCCGATGGGTGAGTTTAAGGTAACCCAACGGACAAAAGACGCATTTTTCAATGCTACAGAATTATTGAAGCAGTGGAATCAATTAAAAGGCATGAAGAAAGAAGTTAATGACTACTTCGGTTTGTCTTCTACTAAAGAGTTCATTTACACTATAATGGAAAGGGAAAATTATGATAGGGGTAATTACCCGTATCATAAATCAAAGGCAAATAAGGGTGATAATGCAGGTACATGGATGCATCCATTGCTTTTTATTGATTTTGCAATGTGGATAAATCCTTCATTTAAATATGATGTTCTCAAATTTGTATATGATGAAATGATAAAATTCCGCAATCTTGCCGGTGATGCATATCCATCTATGTGTAAGGCTGTCGGTTCCATTTTGCCAGATGGCTTATTCAAACAAAAAGTCAAGGATTTGGCTAAATCTCTTAATATTATAGTCTATGGGAAGCATGAATCGGAAATGCGTAATAAGATTGGTGATGAATCCAAGATACGCGAATTGTATGAGCTGGAGTTGCAGATAGCCCAGTGGATAGATTTAGGCTTTATCAAGGACTACAACAGTCTTAAATCCGCATTGACCAAGTTGTATTACCAGAAATACCCCAACGTTTTACCGCTATAGTTATGGTAATAATTCTATTTGGAACCATAATAATTCTTGTTGGCTTCATCCTTGCTGAAATCTGCAAAGAAAGGGAAGATGACAGAGAGAACATGCCGATTGAAAAGAAAGCCATTAAAAAGATTGGGCTTACCCGTTTGACGGTAAAGGCTATCATTCGTTGGGAACAGATGCGCGGGAAGTCCTTTTCATTGATGGACTATTCAGACCGGGAGGATATGGAGGTCTTGTTGTATGCGATGTCCATTGACAGTTTCGAGGTACCGTATAAGTATGAGGTCTTTAAATCGGTATTGGCAAACGATAAGGTTATGGAGGGAATGTCTGTCTCTTTGGGAAGGATTATATCTGTCATGGCCCAGTTTAGGCACAGCACGAATGCCGGAAGTGGAGGAGTCAATGATGACAGACCGGAAACCATAGGAAACATAGTTGCTACACTCATCATGTCCGGCCTTGATGCCCATTATGCCTTGAATGAGATGGAATTGCAGGACCTGCCGCTTTATATAGAAGCCTATGAGAACAAGAGGAAGGACGAGATGGAGAATGCACGGCTGTGGACTTATCTTACAATACTTCCGCACATAGACGCGAAGGCTATGGAGAACGGGGCCAAGGACCTTATCACTTTCCCATGGGAACAGAAACCCAAGGAGGAAACCGAGATAAATGATGCAGAAGTGGAAAGATTTGAGGAATTTTTAAAGAAAGGAAAGAAATTATGGCAGGAAAATTAAGTTTCAGTATTGCGATAAACCTTCTCACCGAGAACTTCAAGAAGGGAGCCAATCAGGTGAAAGCCGGTTTCAAGGCCATGCAGATGCAGGTTGTTACCTTTGCTGCCGCGCTTGGTGCCGGTGGTATAGGGTTGAGCAATCTGGTCTCTCGGTTCGTGGATGTGGCCCGTGAGACTAACCGGGTATCTACCGCATTAAAGAACGTTTCGGGGAGCATGTCCCAGTATGCGGACAACCAGCGCTTTCTGGTTGACATGGCAAAGAAGTACGGTCTTGAGATTAACGCTCTGACCGGGAATTTCGCCAAGTTCACGGCTTCTGCCTCCGTTTCCAACATGTCCATGGAGGAGCAGCGGAAAATATTCGAGTCGGTTTCCCGTGCCGTTACAGCTTTCGGTATGAGTGCGGAGGACAGCAACGGGGTATTCTTGGCTTTATCCCAGATGATGAGCAAGGGGAAGATTAGTTCTGAGGAGCTTCGTTTGCAGATGGGGGAACGCCTGCCTATTGCTTTGCAGGCAATGGCAAAGGCCGCAGGCACCTCGGTTGCGGGTCTCGATAAGCTGCTGAAGGAAGGCAAGCTTATGAGTGCTGATGTACTTCCGAAGTTTGCGGACGCTTTGAATGAGATGATTCCCAATGTGGATACGAATAATCTGGAGACATCCGTCAATCGGCTCAAGAATATATTCACAGAACTTGTGAACAGCATGGATGTCCAGGGGAAGTACAAGTCTTTGGTTGATTGGCTGGCCGGAGCACTGGACTCGTTGAAAGGTAAGATAAGTGGGATATTCACATTCATAATCGGAATTATCAGCGGTAAGTTGCTTTTGTCTGTCACGAAATACTTCGCCCAATTCTGGAAGCTTATAGATACTACCATAAGCAAGGATGCGGTTGCTCAGGAGCAGATGAAGAAGGCAACGGAAGCAAGGATTGCAGCGGAAAAGGCTTATCAGGAAACACTTACCGATTATGAAACTATAGAGAACAACAAGCGACTGGCTTCAAAAAAACAGTTGGCGGCTGCTGAAAGGGCTTTGAATCAGGCGGTGTTAGCGGAAAAGAAAGCCATTGATATAGCGAAGGCTGCTTCGGAAAACGCAGCCGCTGTACAGACTTCAAATATATGGGCAAAGTCTCTGAAATCAATAAAACTCGGGTTTGTACAGTTATGGCGCACCATTATGGGCTTGCTTAAGTCTTTTTTGCCGATAGCCATAATTTCCGGTATATCTGCTCTCGTTAGCCATCTGGTTGAGGCTCGCAAGGAAGCGGTTCGCATTAAAAATATATTTGCTGACTATAAAAAGGAAGTTGCCGGTGCATTGTCCTCCACTTCTGCCGAGGTGGCTCAGTTGCGTGTGTTGCAAGAGTTGTACAATAAGGCAGCGGACAACAAGAAGTTACAAGAACAATACCAAAAGCGCATAGAGGGTATTGTCGGTCAGCAGATAACCAAGGAGCAGAACATTAATAATGTAATAGCCAAACGTATTAAATTATTGGAGGCCACTGCTACTGCTGACTATCTCACTCGAAAGAAAGTGGAGATGGAGGAGGGGCAGCGCCGACTTGTAGAGCCTTCCGGATTAGGGATGGAAAGTATAAAGAACCTGGTCAGTCTTCGGAAGAGTGACCAGGGAGAATATAATAGGATGATAGACTTTCTCCACGGAGAGGGGAAGGACGTGCTTAAAATTGATGCTGTAGTAAGGGAATATGCACAGAACGCCAAGGTCTTGGAGGATGTGAACAAACGTTTGGAGGATGCTGTGGGATATGTGGTTAAAAGTGATACACAGACAACAATTATTGATGACTTGTCCGGCTCCAAATCAAAGAAGAAGACTACCCTTCAAAAGCAGCAGGAATCCTACTACAGAGAATTGGAGGAACTGAACGCTGAATTGGGAATAGGTAAGATTACCCAGGCTGAATACAACAAGGCGTTAGGTGAGTTGAATATAAAGATGTATGCCCAGGCGAGGGGTACGAGGGATAAGCAGACCCTTGAAAGTGAATACTACCGGGCATTGAAGACCGCTGCGGATGAGGCCATATCCAACCGTGATAGGAACGCTGCCCTTGTGGAGTTCGAGAGGGTGCAGAAGGAATACAACGAAAGAGTCAAGGAAGCCCAGAACCAGCAGGCAAAGGGCGTGTTGTCTCAGAAACAGCTTAACGAGAACATCGTTTCACTTTCAATAGAGGCGGCTAAGGCTGCTGCCGGGATAAAAGGTATAGGGGACAGTGCGGACGGGTTCATAGCGGCCATGCAGTTTAATGCCCGGGCGTTCGCCGCTCCTATCAAGGTGAAGCCAAGAGATACGACATTTGACTACAAGAAGACAGAGCTGGAGATAACCCAGGAGGAGTTGGATAAGGCCAAGGAGATAGCGGAAGCATATAAGGAAAGAGCGAAAGAGCTGGGAGAGGAATTATCCGATGAGCTGGCGAATGCCATGGCCAATGTGCCGGATTTGGAAGAAAAATTGAAAATAGCGCAGGTCAGGCAGGATGTCAAGGATTTCACGAAAGAGCTGAACGAGGGTTTGTATTCCGGAATTAAGGATGTAGCAAGTTCTTCCGACCGTGTAGTAAGTGCGTTTGAAAACTTGCGTGATGTTATGAACGACGTTGACGCTACTGCTTGGGAACAGATAATGGCAATATGGAATGCCATGACAAATACAGTGGATGCTTTCATGAGCATTATAGAGACCATACAGACCATTACGGAACTGACCGAGAAATTGGGTATGGCAAAGAAAGCGGAGGCGGTCATTGATACGGCCACGACCGCCACAAAGGTAGCGAATGCCGAAACGGAAGCTGCTGTTGATACGGCCACGACCGCCACGGAAGTAACGAATGCCGGAACTGAGGTTGCCGCCAATACAGCAAAGGGTGCCAGTGCTGCCGGCGCCAGCGCTGCCAAATTGCCTTTCCCTGCAAATATAATCGCTATCGGTGGAGCAATCGCAGCAGCCATAGCAGCCTTCGCCCTTATTCCCAAATTCGCACAAGGCGGTATTATTACAGGTGGCCCGACCTCAGGAGACAAAATATTAGCCCGTGTAAACTCCGGGGAAATGATTCTGAACCAGCGTCAGCAGTCCAACCTTTTCAAGGCGATAAACTCCGGTAATATTGGGGGTGCGAAAAGCTTGTCGTCGACAGTGACCACCAGGGTTCGAGCAAAGGACCTCATTCTCGCGATAAACAATGAATTGAAATCACAAGGAAAAAAGCCAATATTATGAGTTACGGACTGATTTATATCATAATGTTCGCCTCGTTGGAAGAGGTGTCTTATATTGTTAAAATAGAAAAGGAAGGATATGACGGAGAAAGCACGGAATTAGTGGCAGGAGCTAATCCGTTTGTTGTGGAAATATCAAATGAAGAGTTTTTGTATACTCCTTCGAGATTCTCCACTGCCACAATAGAGGTTGTTGGTAGTGATTATCTGCGTACACTGTTCTCTACCGATTATAGGCAGTTTCGTGTCACGTTGGAGAGAAACGGTGTAGTGGAATGGTGCGGATATATTAAACCGGAACTTTATACTCAGGATTATTCTTCGGATTTGTTCTCGTTGGAGATGGAATGCATATCGGCCATGTCGGTGTTGGAATACTTGGATTACACCATAAAGGGAGAGGAAAAATCCTTTGTTTCATTATGGTACTTATTGAAACGCTGTATAGGGGAGTCTGGGGGTAACTACGCCTCAGTATATATACCTCATGTGTATGCGTCCGGTGCAAATCAGTATGTGTCCGGTGAGAATGTTCTCGAAAAGATGCTCATCAGCGAGCAGGATTTTTTCGACGAAGATGGCAAACCCATGAAACTAAAAGAAGTGCTGGAGGAAATTTGCAAGTTCTTGAATTGGACTTGTGTAGACTGGAAAGGAGAGCTTTATTTTGTTGATATAGACCATGAGGGAACATACAATAAGTACGATTTATCATTAGCGGCTAAGGAAGAGGTGGGTGTGAACAGCCTGATAGTGCAAGATATAGGATTTGCCGGTTCCGGTCACTCCTTGGATATTCTTCCGGGTTACAACAAGGTGACAGTCAAGTGCAACAATTATCCGGTGGGGAAGATATTCCCGGAGGAGGATTTTAAAACACTTTTCCGTCTTGGAGACAAACTGTTGTATGCGAGGGAATTCGTGAAGGACAATAAGGTTTCCAGAAAGGTTTATTTCTTGCCGAATGAATATAAAATGTACCATTACGAACCGGGAATAACACAGAATCCGGTAAATGAAGATGCAATAAGGAATATGTCTCTTGATGATGTTGAACTTTTGTATGGGGCTATACCGATAAAAAGATGCAATTATGAAATGGAAAAGAATGGGGATAAGTGGGAGCCAAATATTACCAACTACAATTACGAAGACCTGATACAGATAAGGACGGTGCTTTATCCATCAGGCGCACGGCCGGATGACACGAAATACAATTTAAAATCCGATAACCCGATATTGACTTTTGAAAGGCCTCTTCCTACTGCGTTATATAAAGACGGCGCGTTTGCCATACAAGGAAGTGTGCAGCTTGTGCTGGCCTCAAAAGCCGAATTGCCGACATTGGTCCCTATAGATGAAATGTATTCGTTCGGGGATGATTTGCCCAGATTTCACACACCCCCGTATTTTGTCTGTGAGTTCTCGATAGGTGATAAATATTGGAATGGGACCACTTTCACGAACGGATATTCCACATTCAACGTATATATTGATGACGGCAAGGATGGAACATTCCATGAACCGGTGTCGGGCGGTTTCCTTAGTATAAAATCTACCAAGACATTGAGTATGCCTTATGACGGGTTGGACGGATATATCATGCCGTTGGGCTTTTCGATTGGGGGACAGCCAAAGTTTGTCATAAAGAGTTTTATCGGAAAATTGTTTAGTGGATATGTGAATTGTTTTTTAAAGGATTTGAAATGTGTTTTCCAGAAGATAGACGGTATGACGGATACAGATGATTCTGACCGTGTTTATGAGAATGTCCTGAATGAAAGTTTTATCAATGAACTTGATGAGATAGAGTTGAAAATAAGCTCATACAATGATGACGGGGCATGCTATAGCAAGGTGTTGCTTGATGGTAATTACCTCACAGATAATCTGTATAATTCCATTCTTGGAAAGAACAAGCGACCTGAAGAACTGCTGATAACCCGTATAATCAACCATTATAGCGATACTCGGATAAAGCTCACCCAGATAGTTAAAAATAGTAAAGAAATATCTCCGCTGACGATTTTGACAGACAATTTTTTGGTTAGTAAAAGATTTATCAACGCCGGCGGTTCCATTGATTATGCTGCTGACCGGTTTGAGTGTATAATGATTGAGAAATGAAGGAGATACCAATAATATCAAGAACGACCCCAGCAAAGCCTCGCTCTGCCAACTATCCTATTTCATCGTCACCATCCGGTGGCGGTGGAACGGTTTCGGTTTCTCCGGGGGAAGGCGTCGGGATTGATATTATAAAGACCGGGGATTCCACTGCTTTTTCGGACACAAATGTATTGTCATCACTAAGGGCTAACGATGAGTTTATTAATAGAAAGAAGGACAGCAGTGTAACGGCTATTGTCGATTATCTGAAGGGGCTGAAAATAAATGGGATGCCGGTTACAAGAATCCTAAACAAAAATACGGAAGAAGGGGAGTTTTCGGATACGGATATAATGAGTGCGTTGCGTGTTATCGCTGAGATAGCGGCTCACGATGAAGAGTTGAAAAAGCTTTTCCTCAGCAAGACCACCAACGACCGCACTCCCTTCAAGCTGGAAGTCGGCGACAAGCTGACCGCGGAGAAGGGAATTCAGATAAGCAAGAACTTCGTTTCCGGCATTATCGGAGGAAGCGGCGGCTCCATCTATCTGGACGAGAACGGCAAGGTTGTCATCGAGACGGACAAGGCTGTATTCCGTGAGGAGCTTATTGTACCTCAGATTACCTTCAACTGCATAGACGTTATATCGGGTGACAAAGCCAATACGTTCGCCTACGGAACAATCAAGACTGTGGATACCGAGAACCGCATCGCCACCCTTGACCTTCTGGAAGGCCAATACGGTACGCTTCATGTGAGCGACATATGCAGGGGTATCTTCCACAACATAGGTGGGGGAAACACCGACAAGGATACGATTGGCGCGAACGGTTTCATAGAGTATTCCGGTTTCGCCACATCCTACTTTACTCCGACCAATATACTGGAGAACGAGGCAAGAATCATGAAGTTCGAATATGAGCTTCAGGTGGGTACGTCCGTTCATCCGATGCCGGGCATGAACTTCTTTGCATACGGTAACTTCACCGACGAGGACCGCCAGGCTATCACCTACGAAAACCGTTACTATACACGCCGTCTGGCTCACGTCAACACTTGGGTGATAGACCCCGAGGTTAACGTCATGATGCAGACCGGTGACCTTAGTGGCCTTTCCATAGGCGGCATGGACTTCTCCGGTTATTCGTTCTACGGCAAGAATGTGTACATCTCCGGCACGATAGAGCGCTTGAAGCCCAACGGCACCCCGGCCAAGGACTTGAGCTATGAGGGCGCTTGGGAATCCGGCAGAAAATATGACTACTACGACAGCGTGACCCATGACGGAAGCACATGGGCCTGCATGAACAAGAACGGTTCGTCAGCCGAGCCGGGCACGAACAATGACTGGCAGAAGATTGCCTCCAAGGGCGACAAGGGTGACCCGGGAGAATCGGCAGTGTTCGCAGACCTCACCAACGAGATGGATAACGTCGCCCTTACCAATGACGGCAAGGTTTATCAGGACACATCGATAAGCACAGTTGTATGGATGAGCTACGGCAGTAAGAAGATGACCCTTACCGACATAACATGCACGCTCCCTGCCAACGTCACCGAGACGCACGATGTTTCCACCGGAGAGATAACTTTCAGTGTCAAGCAGGGCGTGGCTCTGGACGGCAGAAACCCGATACCCGTCGCGTTGACCGCCACCTACAACGGCAAAACCTACACCGGGCAGCTCACGTTTACCCTGGCAGGTGTCAAGGGTGGTGCCGATGCCGTTCTGTACCGGCTTGTCCCGAGCGTGTCCGCTGTGATAAAGGATGCCAATGGTAATCTCAATGTAACTTCCGTATCGTGTACACGGTTGAAGTCTTCGGTTTCCGGCGGCACGGCCGAGACCGGGACGGGCGAACTTAAATACTCCCTTGACGGTGGAGCGGAAGTCTCAATCGGGAACAATGCCGGGGTACCGGTATCAAGCTTCCAGAAGAGCATCAAGTTCATATTCTACGTGGACGGGAAGGAGGTCGATGTGGAGACGATACCTCTTGTTACGGACGGAAAGGACGGACAGAGCGTGTCTTCACTCGGCAGATGGCATACCGGGCTTATCGTTCCCAAACTGGGAATCGTCACGATGGGAGGAAGCACCTTCTGCGCGAAGAAGGAGACCGCCAACCCACCGTTATGGACTACTACGACCAGTGACGGCAGGCGCATTACCCAGACGCAGGACGGAGGAAGGACTTACGGTTATATTCTGTCCGGTGAATCAAATACGGAGGAGTACGACCTGCTTGTCCAGAGCGGAAAGGACGGAAGCGACGGTACCGATTACGAAAGAGTGTTTATCCATACCACGGAGGAAAACCGCCCTTCCACTCCGGCGACCTCACAGACGGATGATTATATCCCTTCCGGCTGGCATGATGACCCCATTGGCGTTTCCGAATCCCTGCCTTTTGAATGGGTGAGCGAGAGGGAGAAGAAGAACGGTGTATGGGGTAATTTCAGCACTCCTGCCCTCTGGGCCAAATACGGGTTTGACGGCAAGGGAGTGAAGTATGTGGATGTTCTTTATGCAATATCCACAAGCAACACCACCGCTCCGACAACCGGCTGGCAGACGGATGCCCCGGCATGGGAGAACGGCAAGTATATATGGAGCAAGACCGTCACCACGTATTCGGACGATTCCGTGGAGGAGACTTCTCCGGTATGCATAACCGGTGGGGCAGGCGCTACCGGAAAGGGTGTCAAGACCATAACGGAATACTACTACATGTCAACGTCTGCCACAACCCTCACCGGAGGAAGCTGGAGCACTACCCGTCCTACGTGGGAGAACGGCAAGTACATATGGACGAAAAGCATCATCACCTATACGGACAACACGACTTCCGAGACACCGGGTATATGCGTTACCGGAGAGAAGGGCGAGAGCATAACAGCCATGGGCAGATGGTATACTGGACTTATCGTGCCGAAGCAGGGTGTAGTTACCATGGGCGGCTCATCATACATAGCCAAGAAGGAGACGACCAATCCTCCACTGTGGACTGTTACAACAAGTTCCGGTCAGCGAATCAAGCAGACCCAGGACGGTGGCAAGACATACGGGTACATACTTTCCGGCGAGATGAATTCTGCAGAGTATGATTTGCTTGCTTCAAAGGGAGAAGACGGGAAAGACGGTAATGATGGTACAGACGGGAAAGACGGTAATGATGGTACAGACGGGAAAGATGGAGAGCAGGGCATCCAAGGCTGCATCACCCGGCATTCCGAATGGGCTGTGGGCGTGACTTACCGCAACGACGAAGCTCTGACAAGCGGCACCCGTTATGTGGATATTGCCATGATAAGAAACAATGCCGCAATCGACGGATGGGATGTCTACAAATGCAACACTACCCATACAAGCTCGGAAAGCAACAAGCCGGGAGTGTCATCGTCCACATGGACCAAGTTAAGCGGTGTAGGCCCTATCTACACGTCCCTCATTATTGCAAAGAACGCGAGTATTGACTTCATGCAGGGAAACCAGCTGCTTATCAAGAAGGATGACGGTACGGTAACTGCAGGTCTGTCCGGTTCCATAGCAGGCAGCAAGGTGCGTATCTGGGCTGGTTCCGCGACACCGGACAACGCTCCGTTCCGGGTATTGGAAAGTGGCAAAATGATAGGTACGGATGTGGAGCTGACTGGGACTATCAATGCTATAAGCGGTACTATTGCAGGTTTCAAAATTTCCGGTACCAGCATTTCAAGTACAGATGGCGCATACGATGGCGGTGCCGGAAACAACTCTTATTCCAATTCCAAGTTTTTCTTGCATGCGGATGGTTCCAGCTCTGCGTTCTTGGGTTTCAGTGCCACTAACAAATGGGTGGGCATCGGGCTGAACTGTATGCCTGCAACTTCCAATATGCAGGTGTTGGGACGTTTTGAAGATACCGGCACATCATCCTATACCTATAACAAGGCAGGGCTGTACATCTCAATAGCAGGAGCTACAACCTATGATGACAGCAACGTTCATGGCAATAGCGCGCTATATATTCCCAAAGGGCATATTACCGGATTCCGTAGAAGATTCAGAAGGGTTTCTACTTCCACGATATTGACCAATATGGACAGTATCGTGAGACTGGTGAATACCGCTGAAATAACGGTTACTCTTCCGGCAGGATGCGAGGACGGTCAGGAGATATGGTTGTGTTCAGGAAACGAGAAAAAGGTTAATGTAGCAGCTGCATCAGGAGATACCATAACCGGCAGTGGAGGAAGTTTCGCTTCTAACCGGTGGCACATCTACATATATGATGCGCACAATAGAGATTGGGTTTACGGATATACAAATTACTAATATGAAAACAATCAATTTTGAAAGATTTGAGATTTACACAACTATTAATCACAAGGAAGTGATTGTGCAGGATTGCAGGGAAGGCTTTGCCAATATCATCTACTTGAACGGCAGTGGTGTAGCTTGCCATGCGCTGGCGATGAAGATTTACAAGTCGGAAGGGGAGATGGAATTTACCGACGAGGAGATTACCTTGATGAAGCAATTCGCGGAAAACTTCGGCAATCTTTCACTGCTTGATTCGTTCGACATGAATGTTAAGGAGAGTACAAATGATAATGAAACAAGAAAGGAGGAACAACAATGATTTTGCAGGCAGACGGAGGGCACTACCTTACACAGAGTGCGGATGTGCCCATAGATGAAAGGGTGTTCGGGAATACGGCGTATATCAGCGACGCTTCGGAGGCATCCAAATATCGCCAGGTATCCGAAGCCGAGAAGGAGCGTATGCTCAATGCCGGGACGATATTGGACCCGTCCGACTTGTCGGATGAGTATCTGGACAAGGTGTACACGTTACATGAGATTATTAAGGAGAACATCAACACCGCAGGTCTGACGGTTGAGGTGAGCCTTAAGCATAAGGAGTATTTCCCAAAATGGGATGAATTAATTGGCAAGACTGAGCCTATCGGATTCATGTTCACCTACGAAGACACTTTGTATGAAGTGATTCAGGAGCATGAATTTGCCATCCAGTGGGTACCGGGTATAGGAACAGAATCCCTCTACAAGGTTGTCCAGATTGAAGCGTCCGGCACGAAGGAGGACCCGATAGCCTGGAAGCAGGGAATGGAGCTATTTAACGGCAAGTATTACACAGACAAGGATGTGCTTTACTTGTGCATCCGTGACAGCGGTATGGGAATGTCTTTTGACCTTGCCGACCTGGTGTCCGGTGGTTTTGTGGAAGTGGTCGAGGAATCTTCTGAAGGCACTGTTCTATAACAAGGAAACTTGTTCTTTTTCGGCTTTCCCGATGCCGTTAATTCGGGAATTTATTTAAACAAAAACGAGTTAATTATTAAAATGTTAAATTAGGGTATCATGTTTTTAAAGCGGATGCCCCTTAAATGTGTTAAGTATGGCAGAGAAGCAAGATATTCAAGAAAATGCAATGGGTGGCGGCACTCCAGCACGGTTGCGTGGGTTGGCAGCGAACGGCAACAGTATATCACCGACATTGGCAGAAGTAATAAGTGCAATGCCGGTAGCAACAGAGACAAACAAAGGGCTTATGCAAGCTAATGGATTTGAACAAGGTAAGAGTATATTAAGTGAAGGATACAATAATAAAATCAGTGCTGGTGTATATTCATCTACTGATAATTTAGATAATATGGGGACTGGAATTTTATTAGCGCTAAGAGGGTTTCAATACACGGCCCATTTATACATTACCAACTCTGCAAGAATATATATTAAAACCATCCGTAACAATGGAGAGATTTTAAAAGATTGGACGTTGATAAATAATACCTAAATATAAGAGAGCTTTTGAGCCTTCATTTCTCTGCCGTGTTCTTTGCCCATTAAACGTACAAGGTATGGCAGAACAAGATATTAGAGAGGATCAGATGACTGTAGTCAGCAGTGTAGACTATGTGAGAGGGCTAAAGGGTAAGGACAGCGTGCTTGTTACTCCCACAGATTTATCGAAAGCCTCTGGGGTGATAAGATTTTACGAGAGGATAGAACCTAATACAAGTGTATATCTACCCTTCTCCTCTGGACTAATTTTAGTTCAGAACGCATCGCATTCGGCAAAAAAGGCATTGGCTGTTATTGACAGCGAAAATAGTGGTACTGTATTGGTATCATACCCTAATATAGAGTTTTTCTCAGTAAGCAATGATAATAGAATTTGTATATTATACGATAGTGATGCCGGGAAATATAGAGTAAAAAACACGTTTAGTACGAGTCAATTGGTAATAATAAGTTTAATCGGTTAGCTATTATTCTATGCGCAATTAGTTCTGTCATATCCTTTGCCCCTTAAATATGCAATAGTTATGGCAGAGAAGCAGGATATAGCAATGAATGCGTTTCAGATAGTCACTGATGCGGATTATGTGTATGTAGAAAAAGGAAATAGCCAGAGGAAGATTGAAAAGAATGTTTTTATTGATATTGTAAAAAGATATATCACCTCTGTTAGATTTACAGGTAGCATACCAGACTCAGATTTAAATAGCATATACAAAAACGAAGAGTCTGGAATATCCATATATAATATTAGTGCGGCGATTCTAAATTCTCCTGCGACCTATTCATTCTGTATTAATATACAGAGGTCAGGGAAAGGTGATGTTACTGCTTCCCAAAGAATTTTACAAATTGTTCCAGATGATAATTTGGTTAATTTACGAACGGGGAAAGGTGATGGAGAAAAGATTGTTTATACGTCGTGGAGGCGAATATAAATTACCAATTTTAGCAGCTTGATTTACCTCTTTCATTTCTTATCCAATCTCTTACCCGTTCCGGCCATCTCGGTCAGAACGGGCATAACCTAAAACATTATTTGTCATGTACATTATATATTTGAGATGAAAGTAAAATGAGTCAATAATGTACAGACAAATCAGCAGCTTTGTCATATCCTATTCTCACGAACAAAATACACTTCTGTGCCTATTTATTACAAGAGTGTGCAAAAATATAGCTTTTGCGCAAAATACGCAAATGGCGCAGAAGATACGAATGAAAATTCACATGGCTTGCTGAGCCACTATCAGAAGGAAACTTCTTTTACAGAGTAGCCTTCAGGAATGGCTTCGCCAACCTCTTCCGGTTTATGCAACGTAAAGCCAATCATGGATGACGCGGATATATGCACCATATTTGTTTGAACCAAGCGAACAAACACATCTAAGTAAGATATTTCTGAACTTGATTTAATAGATAATATACGCGCTTTTGAAATGGGAACGACACTTGAAGCAGCTATTTTAGTAATGAAAGAGCCACCGCTATATGCATCGGTAAAAGCGTAAAATAATATCGCTTTTGAGTTCTCATAGGCAAAACTATTTGCTATATTAAATATTCCAGAAGAAGGCTGTTCACCACTTACACCTCTGGCGATTCTATACCACTTCCCATTAGATAAAGCTGCTTTCGTATATCCACTGCCCGTGTTCGGATGAGGAAGGTCGCCAGGTTTTATCAACACACTATCCTTGCCTTTCAAGCCTCTCACATAGTCCACACTGCTGACTGAGGTCATCTCATTTTCCTTAATATCTTGTTCTGCCATACCTTGTACGTTTAAGGGGCATCACCTATACACCACTTCCACCCCCATTCTCTTCAAGTGCGCATCCAGTGTTTTTATATTACAATTAAAGTATCGGGAGATAAAGACCTTGCTTTTCCCTTGCCTCAAGAATTTCAATATTTCCTTTTCGTGAGGGAAAAGCAAATGATGATGGTGCCGAATAGACTTGAGCTTCTCCTTTTTCTCCTCAAGTATGGCAGGCTTGTCTACATCAACAACAATGCCTTTTTCTCGAAGTGTGTCAGCCTCCATCAATCGGTGGCGATATTGGTAAGCGGCTGCTTGGTATTCAACGTGTGGCGCTCGGTCGGTTTGGATTCGTTTCTTGATGATAACCTTTCGCTTCTTTCTTTTTTGGGGAACGATTCTTTTTTCTGTGGGGATGTCCTTGGGCTTTCGTGGACGCGGAGTATAGTTCCTAACTATCAGTCCTTCTCTTTCGAGATGCTTGTCAAGGGTGCTGTACTGGCACTTGACTTTCCGGCAGATGGCTGCTTTGCTGTATCCGTATTCGACCATAGTGCGTATAAGTTCTTTGTGTTTGTCGAGCTTGTGCCGGGAGTTTGTCCCTCCGGTTTTCCTTCCGAGTTTCATTCCAAGCGATTTTTTTCTTGCCAACGCTTCTTTCGTGCGTTGTGAGATAAGGCTGCGTTCTATTTCACTCGCCAACGAGAATGCAAATGCTATAACGTGGCTTTGCAAGTTATCGCAAAGTTCAAAGCCTTCCTTAACGGTTATTACTCGGATTTTCTTCTTCATCAGATTGTCAAGGATAGACATAACCTCCAGCAACCGCCTGCCCAGTCTGGATATTTCCGAGGCTATAAGGGTATCGTCCTTCTTCATCTTCTTTAGCAGTGTCCCGAGCTTTCTCTTGTCTACGTCCTTCATTCCGCTTATCGTCTCCTCGATGTATTGGTCTACATCTATCTGCCTTTTCCTGCAATAATTCTCTATCTCGAACCGCTGGTTTTCTACTGTCTGCTTGTCTGTCGAAACACGAATGTATGCGTAAATCATTTTTGTTATAAAGATAATGATTTTCCAGAAATATTAGTATATTTGCAGTACCCGTATGAAGATGTACGGCACCGTAACTATGCACTTGGAATATCCGACATATATCAAAGCCTCTGAGCTGATGTTTTTTTGCATCCAGCTCGGCGGCTTTTGTCGTTTTTGACAGACAAAATTTTGGTTACTGAGTAAAACGATTTCAGATGGAACAATTGAATGAAATAATAGGGCTGATAGGGAGTATAGTTGCTACAATATTTCTTCCAATTCTCGGAGTGTTCATGTTTTATGACGCAAAAAAAAGAAAGGAAAATGCAGCGGCTCGAAAAGCAGAGGCCGAAAGTAAGAATGCGGAAGCTGACAGTATAACTCATTATGCTGCTGAGTGGAAGGAACTTTATGAGAAGAAGGAAGCGAAAGTCATAGAGCTGGAGTCAAAGATTGAAACGCTGTTCAAAGAAAAAACTCAGGACAGAGAGCGCATTCGCGGTTTACTTGAGGAGAATTCTTCTTTGAAACTCAAAAATCAGGCATTGGAATTTCTAAAATGCAACAACTCGCTCAAATGTATAGACCGTGACCCGCCGAACGAATTTATAAAAAAGGCTACCAACAATAAAAATGATAAGGAGGAAAAGAAATGAGTTTACCAAGAGGTTTGAGAAACAATAATCCAGGAAATATCCGTAACAGTTCTACTGTATGGGTCGGAGAGATAACGCCGAGTAAGGACAAGTCATTTAAGCAATTCAATACGATGGCGTACGGTTATCGTGCCTTGATAAAGCTTTTGCAGAACTACCGTAAATTGCACAACTGTAGAACTATCAGTGATTTCATTAATCGTTGGGCACCGCCTTGCGAGAATAATACTTCCGGTTATATCAATCGTGTATGCAGTGAGATGCAGGTGCCTAACACTTATATACCGGATATTGAGGATAAGGCTACGATGTGTGCTTTTGCAGCCGCTATTTCGCAGGTAGAAAACGGTGTTCCGGCTGTAATGTCTGATGTGGAAAACGGGTGGAACTTATTGTAAACGGCAATGTACTTCACAGCGGAAAGCCGTCGCACATACAAACAGTTTATCATTAAACAGAATAGCTATGAAAAGGTTCATTGAGAAATCGGATTTGCCGGAATTTTGGAGATTATTGTTTTGGCTTGCCGTCGGTTTGTCCGCTATGCTGTGTAGCATATTGCTTTCATCGTGTGGAAACATAAGATATGTCCCGGTGGAAACGGTGCGTACAGACAGCGTGTATAATACCGTTTACCGGCGTGACAGCATCTATATGCGTGACAGCATATATGTACTTGACAAGGGGGATACCGTCTATCAATTCAGGTATAAATATCTGTTTGTGGATAAAGTCAAGCATGACACGCTTTATATCGAAAGGACAGACAGTGTTCAGGTCCCTTATCCGATTGAGAAGGAGTTGACCCGATGGCAGTCCTTCAAGCAGGAAGTGGGAGGTTTCGCTATTGCTACCATAGTAGTGGTACTACTGATAGTTTTTGGGAAAATGGTTTATAAACTTAAGAAAGGAGGCTGACATGACTTAGCATTACTATCCGGGCGAGTAGAAGTGCCCATAGGAAAACTTATCGTACAGATGCGCTCTTCGGGCTTAGAGCTGAAAGAAAGCCCCTTCCCTTAACTGTCTGCAAACTTCAAGGGAATACAACACGGTAGCATTGTTTGGGGCTTAGCTTATCTAACAACGCTATCGTGTTTTTGTTTCACAAGGATTAATGTTATAAAGCATAAATATGAAAGCAGCAGAATTATATCAGACCATGGTGGCGGCAGTGTGCCGCCATACGGGAGTAGGGGAAGTGGATGTGCTCGAGAGCAACAAGGAGGAGTGTGTGGACGCAAGATATATCTTGATTCACTTTTTATCTCAGTATCTCACGGATGAGGATATTTCACGGGTCACTGGACTTACTCGCCAGGCAGTAAATTATATTCGCAACCATTTTGAGCAGAAAATGAATAAATGGAGTATAAAAAGTAACATGTCTGATATTGGAGATGAAATACTAAAGCCCTCATTGAGAAATGGGGGCTTTTAGAAGCGGAAAGGGAACAGCGTTATAAATTTATAGCCAATAATTCTTCACCTAATTTGTGAAGCGCTGTTTCTATTTTTAAAGTTTGTTCCGGACGGGGATTTCTCATTCCGGATGCGTAATGCCATAGTTGCTTTTGGTTTATTCCAGTGATACGCTCTAAACCAGCTTTTGTAAATATTCCAGAATAAAATTGGAGTAATGATTTTACGTCCATTTTAAACGACAATTCATAGTCTCCTTGAAGTTCAACAGGAATAACACCACCAAATTCCTTGCAATCTTCTATTAGTACATTAATAGAACAGATGATGCCCGCTTTAATTTCTTCTACGGTTTTTCCGGTTGCTACAATACCATCTACTTCTTGGATATAAGCTGAATAATTATCTTCTGCCTTCTCGATGATAACGGTTAGCGGTTTCATACTTCATAATTTATTATTTGTTAATCATACTCTTTTGCTCTCTTCAAAGAAAGCAGGACTGGCTATTGTCCTGCTGTTCCCTAAAGAGTGGATTAAATTTCATTCAAGTCGGCTTCTGTTAAACCTGCTTGTCTGAAAATTGATTTCAGTGTTCCAATAGCCAAATCATCGTTAGGATTCCCAGGAATAGGAATCGGGCGTGGTTCGCCCTCTTTCCTAAAAATTCTATGATCGCCATTGGTTCTGACATGTTTCCACCCTTTCGCTTCTAATAAGGCTATCACAGCCTTTACTTTTAAAACTTTCATTTGCCAAGATTTAAAATTAAACGAAATGACTTGTTTTGTCATGTGGATAACGCCGCAAAGATAACTATAATTCTATCAAGTTCCAAAAATGTGATAACTATTTTTCTATCGTTGTGTTTTTTTAGCATTGGGTATAGTCAATAAATTAGCAATAAACTCGCAAAGAATTATTTCGGCAGCATAGGGTTTGTCCCGTCCTTTGTGATGCATTCCAATTGGATTGCCTTGAAATTATAAATTTATAAGTTATGAGAATTAAAGGAATGAGCGGTGAGGAGTACAACGTCACCGGACAAGGACAGGGAAACTACAACACTGTAGGAGCTTCTGCAGGTATTGCGTCTTTCTTGGGGTTAAACGCAGGAAACATTTTGGGCGGTTGTGGCAATGCAAGAAACGGAGGATATGTAGGCCCGGTTGAGGTTATTACCTCGGAGGACAAGCCCGTAAGCCGTTATGAGGCTGGCATGATGGATAAGCTTGCAGCAAAGGATTCGGAAATCGCATTGTTGAAGTCCAACACCTACACGGACCAGAAACTTGCTGATGTTTATGACCGCCTTTTGACGATTATCAACAGAAACAAGGAGGCTCAAGGTGAAATCAACTTGAACCAGGCTGTTTACAATGGCACCAACACCGCCACACTGGGTTGCATGAAGCAGCAGATTGCGGAATTGGCGGCATTGAGCGAACTTGTTGTTCCGCAGCGTAAAGTTTGTGATACTGGATGCTGTGGATGTAACGGTTAATCCGTAGCCTATGTTTTCTAATGCTCAAAAATTGGCGGCTGTGCTCAACAAATGGGCGCAGCCTGCTATACAGGGATTGCTTGGCAGTAGATTGGGGCAGCTCCCGTTCATCGCAAACATTGATGCCAAGTTGCGCTCTACCGGTTGGGTAAGTCCGATGTGGAGTCTATCTAAGGAGATAGCGCCATTAATGGACGGGTTGTCTTCTTTTCTGGTGGAGCCTATGCTTGCAAGATATTTGCAGGGGATACCGGATTCCGCTATACCGGAACTTGCCCATAAAGTGGTAGATGACGCTATAAAGGTCGGGAGCCTCTCGCTGTTTGAGGGAAAGGTGGAATTCGAGAAAGACGATTTGGAGGAATTGAAGATGCTTTTGCAGTACAATCTTCCAATAAATGTGTCGGCAAATTCTTATGAGGTCTTGACAGAGGAACCTACTCCGCAAGGTGAGGATGCGGAAGAAAAATAATATAAAAAGAAAAAGATTATGATTCAATTAACTCCAATTGCAATCGCTGCTACCAGCCAGCAATATCTGGCAAATGTAGTGGAGAATTTGTGCCAGGCTTATTGTGCCAATAATGGCGTACAGCCTACTGGCGTTGTCAATTTCACTGTAGCCGAGCAGCAGACAGTGAACACGCAGACTATTGTTACAATTAACGCCGCAGTGCTTGTGTCTTACACCCCAAAGGGGTCATGCCGTTCCGTAACCAAACAATGGGTGGAGCAGTTTAAGGTGGCGTTTATCGGTGCTGCCGGTGCGGTTCCTACGATAACTCTTGCTCCTCTCGTGACAAGTGTCACTCCGGAAAACGTGAAGTGCTGCAACCGGGCATTCGGTGTAAGCCTTGCCACTCCATTGACTATTACAGCCACCTTTCCTGCCTGACGAAGCCGTGTCGACGGATTATAACGTCCGTGGATTGCAGTCCGTAAAAAGGAAGAGAGCAAAATTATAAATCGGGGAGGCACTGTCCTCCCCTTAAAAGCATTATTATGAAGACAAAAGATGAAATGATAGAGCGCTATAACCTCCTTTATGAAAAGATGTCCGACAGCAAGAATCCCAAAAACATGAAGATTTTTGGCGAGGCCGAAAAATATATGTTCCGTGAGATAGCGGTGGCGCATCCGGATATGGCCGAGACGTGGCTTTCCCATCTGGAAGCAGTATGCTGGGATAACTACTTGTCAGAGAGAGAGGCCGGGAATATCAACAAGAGGACTGTCAATCAAGATGGCACGAAAGGTTTCCATTGGGGATATGAGATGTTCTGCAATGCCGTAAAAAGTCTTGGGGGACAAGTGGAGGACAAGCCGCATTACAATAGTTATGCCTTGTGGGTTACAGCCAACATGATTTATTCCGACCATGCGAAAAGTATATCCGAGGATATGGGGTATAAGACACCCCAGGAAGTGCCGGCCGATAAGATGGCCCTATCTTGTTATAGAAAGGCGGTGGAGAATCTGGAGGATGAAGACGAGGGGTTTCGTATCAGGAGATACTTTAAGCACCGGATGTACGATAACTCGCCTTTGTGA